GCGACCAACGATTTCTACTTCTTTACCTTTCTTAATTACTTCTTTTGTTGGTGTTCCATCCATTTGAAATAGAAAAGAATCATTTTCTATCTCTAGTGTTTTTAAGTCTGGATTTAATTCTACGTATTGATAAAAATTACCAGAGCTTTTGTTGGCAGTTTTTCGTTTATGTTTCGTTGAATTACCAGCTAGACTAGCTTCGAATATATAGGATTTAAAATTTCTCATAAATCTATTTATACAGATTTATAAGTCAAAATGCTTGTTAGGAACAATATTTCCACGTGCATCAAATTTAATTATTTGATTTTCGCTTAATACATCTACAGTAATACTTGCTCCTTCTTGAATACCTATTTTATATGAGGTATAACCAACACCTATGACTAAACCTATTCCTAGTAATATTTCCATTAGTAATTGATTGTGTATTTTAGCATGAATCTACCATTTTCATTATATGATTCTACACTAGCTTTAGAACTTTCGAACCTTTCTAAAATATAATCTATTCGATTTTCTCTATCTTTCTTAGATATAAAAGTTTCTATTGCTTCGTAAGTTTTACCTTGATCTTTATTTGCTAGTATATTTTGTATTATTTTTTTAGCCATCTAGGCCTCCTTCTTTATAATGTAACTCCCAATGAGCTTCATATATTAATCTAAACTCTTCTAAAGAGCATGGTTTAATATGTTTAGATTTACTCGCGTTTGCTTGATATTCTGTATAAGCTTCAATTAATTGTTTTTCTGTATATAATACCATTACCAACCCGATGTATGACATGAGTATTCGCTTTCACAGTTTACTGTACCGCATACACATTCGTTATTCTCATCTTCCATATTTTTTATTTGCAATTCAAGAAGCGTTTCTTTTGTTGCTGAACCAAAAGGTATTCCATTATATATTATCATCTACATAACTCCTCGAACCTTTGTACTGCTAGTTCAATTCTCCATCTATCTGCAGACCATTCGTTTTGAGCCCAGAATTCATCCCAGCTATCTGCTGATGGCGCTACTGAAGCTTGATCTCCTGATCTATTCAGCACTTCGTTTACTACTTGATTTATAGAAAGTTCGTTGACTTCCTCGTATATTCCTTCGATTATTTGATCGTTTACTTTATTTGACATATTATTAACTCCTTATTTTTAAAATGTACAAGTACATTATACCATAGTCTGGAGCAAATGTAAACAGTTTAGGTGAAAATAATGCCACTTATTTTAGGCAAAAAGATGGGGAGCTAAAGCGCTCCCCGATTATTCTATAGTTCTGATTTTATGAAAGTGAATACTCCATAAGCTAATGCTACCCAAGCTAGCCAATCAACTAATCCTCCTAAAAGGATGTATGATAAACTAACTGCGATAATAACACCGCCGTCCCAAGTGGTTCTTTCGTTCCATCTTGCTAGTATCCAATCTTTCACCATATTAATCATTTCCATATATTTCTCCTATTTATTTAGTAAGTGGTATATAATAAATGCACCTACTAATCCGAGAAGGCCTTCGTTAGATAGGCCGCCCAAGATTGCCATTATATTATCAATTATAGTTAAGTTTCCAAGAAATGGTATTGCAGCTCCTGCGAACAATACATTAAGTACTATTCCTAGTGCGACAATATGAAGTCCAGCTGTTGCTAGTTCCTTTGCCCATAATCCTATCTTCTGTATAATTTCCATATAATAATTCCTCCTAATTATACTTTAAAGTCCGTGAAAGTATCTGCAGTATCTCTTTCACCGAACGTATTTATCGGTTTATCGGGAGTCATATCAGACATAATATCTGACTGAGCCGATTCCTCAACATCATAAAGTTTCATGCGGGACCGATCAATACCAACCACGAATCTTCGATATTTGGTAGGATCGTTATAACGATTTTTCAACTGCTTTATCAGTAACTGACCGAGTTCTTCCATTTCCTCTGTTGAAATTAGAGCAAACATTAGATCGGCAGTTGCTGGTAAACCAAACGATTCTGATGTATCTTCTAAGCCAAGATCAGTATTACTGAAACCAGACCTAGTTGTTTGCGTTGCCGAAACAATAGGTACACAGAATTCAACTGCTAAGCCACGCAATTCTTCTGCAATGGCTTTTATATATGAATAACTATTTATACTTCCACCTAGTCCACGCATTCGGCTTGAAGCACATATATTCAAATAGTCAATATATATAATATCAGGTTTGAAATTTTTCTTAAGTTTTAACTCATTAAGTAGAGCTCGAAAATGGCCTGTATGAGCTGCACCTGTTGGATATTCTTTTACTATAAGTTTACCAATAGATGCTTTTGCAATCTTTCCAATCTTGTCATCATAAACCTTTTTAGGTAATGATGCTAACTGCTCGATTGGAAGGTTCATAAGGTTAGCATCGATTCTTTCAGCGATACGTTCCTCAGCCATTTCCATAGTTATATACAAAACATTCTTGCCTTGCTCAAGTACTGATGCGGCGCAATGACACATAAACAAAGACTTACCGACACCAGTACCTGCAAGAGCAATATTTAATGTTTTGTTGGGAAGACCACCCTTTGTTATTTTATTAAAATAATCTAAGTCAAAAGGTATACGGTCTTCTTTTAGATTATAAAAGTCATACCTTTCATCTGAATTATCAATATAGTCATGACCAATTGCTTGATCGAATGAAACCCCAAGAGCATCAGATAATATTTCCGGTATTGCACCTTCAGTTTTTTCTTTATCTTTACCATCAATGATTTGTATAGATTCCATGATGGCAAGATAGACTGCTCTTTCTTTACACCACTTTTCTGCTTCTTGTATGAGATATTCAGTATCAACATCAGACTTATTTTTGATTTCATCAATAAGCCTAGATGCTTCGTTTAACATTTCTTCATGAGCATTTATTTTTTTCAGCTCAAGATCTAAGATTTTAGATGTAGGTAGTTTATTATGACTATTAACGAAGCTTACAATAAGATTAAATACTGTCTTATGTGTACCTTCGAAATATTCCTTTTTCAGATATGGAACAACTCGTCTTGTGAACTCTTCGTTATTCAGAAGATGGTTCAATATGTGCGTCGGTAGTTGATTCTCCAATTCCTCCTCCTTTTTCTAAACTATCTGTTATTATATATTGTAGGACTTTGCCTATGTAATTCTTAAACTCTTCATCAGTTTCAAGATCGTTAACAGCAAATTCTGCTGGCTCTACGATTTGAAAAGTGAATCCCAAGCTTGCCATGTCAAGCTCAGGACTTTCTTTTACTGATACAGTTCCATACATTACGATAACGTCCTTGTATTTGCCAGTCTTAAATTTGACTGCCTGCATGGGATTGTTAGCATTTTCTACTAACGTGTAATCATTTTCTGTTATCATTACTCTTCCATTGGTATATCTAGATCAATATCCAATAAAGGTTTATGACCAATAGAATAATATGATTTGACAAACTCTTTAAAATCTGTATCTTTGAATATTGGGTCCCAGAACTTTTTAGTTAAAGTATCTTTTTCTCTAACTTTAGTATCTTCTATTTCTCCAGTTTCTTTATTCACTCTAGCATACCAACCTACATTTGGTTTAGTTACATAGCCACCCGCAAGAGCAACATCAAGTAAACCACTATAAGTTTGTATACCACCTTCCCAAGATACACTAATAGGTACTTTAGATTTTTCTTTTACAAACCTAGATTTTTCTACATTAATTACAAAATGATAACCTTGTATTTGAGTACCTTTTTTATCTTGTTGTCTACCTATAATCCAGATGTTATCGGCTGAATAGTAAATACCTGTACCGCCTGATACAATCGCTTTAGGAAACAACCCAATCTCTTGATAAGTATGATTGACCGCAAGTAAAGGGATATTCCTCATTGTAAGATAAGGAGTGACCATGCGGAATAATCCCTTTAATGCTTTAGCTCTAGACATATCTGCCACTGACTTTTCATTAAGTGCATCTTCTAATTCTTTCTTAGATGCTAAGTTACCAATTGAATCGATTACGATAATAACTTTATCGTCCCTTTCAATATTTTCAAGTTGACCAACTAAGTCAAACTTTAATTGTTCTACATCCACGATAGGTGTATGCAATACTCTATTTGTATCAATACCAAAAGATTCAAAATAGTTCTGTGGTGAACCAAATTCTGAATCATAAAATAGCATTACTGCGTCTGGATATTGCTTCATATATGCTGCACCCATAAGTAAAGCAAATGAAGTCTTGAAATGTTTTGATGGGCCAGCTAGAACTGTAAGTCCTGATGTAAGTCCACCATCTAAATCACCAGACAACGCGGCGTTAACCATTGGTACGTCTGTACTAATAATATCCTTTTGTGCGAATAGTATTGAATCAGCTAGAATCTCACTAGACTTGATCTTACTATTCTTTTTTAATTTATCCATTATAGACATATTATCTTCTCCTCATACCTCTCGGTAAGTTTGATTGGTTTTCCAGCCTCATAGCTTTCAGGTGCCTTGACCTAGCTTCAGCTTTCTTCCGTTTTCTTTTCGCTGTTGGTTTTTCGTAGAATTCTCTCTTACGAACTTCCTGAACGATACCTGCTCTTTCACAGGATTTTTTAAATTTTCTGAGACCTATCTCAAAAGGCATTGGCCTCGCTGGCCTTTTGTCTTTTGGATGTCTTTTTCTTGGTCTTAAATCAACACTTGGCATAAATCACTCCATTTTTTAATTTTTTATAGTATATATTATACCATAAAATCAGTGAGTTGTAAACTGTTTTTTTCAAATTCAATGGTTTGTTTTTTGTTATCTTGTATTAGGAACTTTGTATCAACTGTATCAAGTTGATTATTCAAGAACTTTTGTACCATTCGAGCTGGATGCTCTGCTGTAGTAACGGGTACATTTTGACATATATGATTTAATGATCTTTTAGGATTCAATAAAATAAAGTCATCTGGTAATCTCATAAGTGATAGTGATTCACGTACTGTAAGATAACGATCTTCATCTGGATGCGTAAGACTTGTTGGCATATGACCTACAAACGCTCCAATCTTATCTTTTGGAATCTCTGTACATTTTCTCATAATGTTTCCACCAGCTTTGAGTTTATGGTATTGCCTATCACATTTTCGTGCTACATTCTCGTAACCATTTTCTCTCATCCACTTTGCAACTTCTTTATAAGTTGTTCTTTCTTCTATGTAATCCATTGGGTTAGTTGTTTTTTCTATTTTGTTTTGAAACTCTTTGTGAGTTATTCCTCCTTCTAGAACTTCTAGCACATATTTATAATATGGCTCTTCTGATGGAGTTTTATCATTACATAATATTTGGCTCATTGGATCATCATCTCTTCTTTTAACTGCTCTAATATCGTCAGCGATAACACCTGGCTTTTGTAATACATAATCGAATATTGGTACACGATCTCCTTTCCAAAAGAAATAAAATGTACGATCTCTTACTTGACTTAAACCATGTAATATTGATTTTGTTTTAAAGATACTGAATGTATAACCATACTTTTCTGCGATCTTACGTAACTTGCTTACTACTGGCTCTCCCATTTTAGACGCTAGTCTTGGAGCATTCTCACCCCAGAAAACGTCTGGATTACATTCAGATAATACGTATTCAGAGGATGTATACATCCAATCATTTGCCTCATTATTGCTGCCAGCTGACGTGCTGAGCGAGCTTAAACCTGCACATGGGCATACAGTATTTATCACATTAACTTTTTCCGTGGGTCTGGCGCCCTCTGAGAGGTTCAAATACGGCACCTCGTGGTTGTAATAATTTAATAGGTGTGTTTCATTGTCTTGAAAGCCATCATATGTCATTATATATTCTGGTCTTTTACCAAAGACGTTTTGCATTGCGATTGTTTCTCCGCCGATTAGTGGTACTATACTGGCATAATTCATTTTAAAAGAAAGCCTCCAA